CAGGAGAAGTACCAGTTCCTGTAATACCAGTTCCTGTAACAGGAGAAGTACCAGTTCCTGTAATACCAGTTCCTGTAACAGGAGAAGTACCAGTTCCTGTAATACCAGTTCCTGTAACAGGAGGCTGAGGAATTATTATTTGTGTGGTTCCTGTAAGAGGAGGTGTAATTATAATTGTAGTGTTACCTACTGAATTAGTTATAGTTCTTGTATCAACAACTTCACTAATTTCTTGAATTGTTTGTCTTGTATTAAAAATTGAATGGGCGGTGTTATAAGATAATCTAGAACCATAAAAAGTATCCTGAGCGCTAGTTGTAATTGCACTTACGCCTTGTGTTAAATCAGAAATATCTAATAATTTAAATACTATTTCTTCAGATTTAAATGTATTTGGTGGTAAATAAAAATTACCATAAACGCTACCAGTATCATCAGTATAAAATGAATCACCTGGTATTCCACTATAAACATCCCCTTGAACGCCTGTTCGAGTAAAAGTAGAACTTAAAGGAGAACAATAAACGCTAACAGGAATATCGCCAAAATATGGATAAACTTTTGTATTTGGTCTCATTCCATGAGCCGAAAATGCTATATTCGTAGACTTTAAATATGGTAAAATATCAATAGAAGTTACAAAATTACCAGCATCATAAGATTGTGATGATATTTTAGTATTTAAGTTTGTACCAACTCTTTGCTGATTTTGATTTGTTGTGGTTATTGTTCCTGTTTTAGTAACAATATTTCCGCTTTGATCTAAAGATGAAACGCTTCCGCCTTGTGCAGAATTTACATCAGTTGAGACTGTTTGCCAATTACCCCAAGAAGTTCCCCATGCATTTCTAGATTGCCCTAAATTAACCCAATTTGTACCTAAATCGATATTACTAATAACATCTGGGCTCTGTACAATGTTTGGAGATAAAGAACCATTAGGATATAATCTTAATGTACCTTTCCAATTGAAAATATTTCCTTCAATACAATTTCTATATTTTGAAGCATAACTCTGTGAAATATATAAATTGTTACTTGTATGCGCTAACATTATTAAAGAACCATGCTGTACAACATTATCATTTTGACTTGTTGTAGTATCAAAATTTAAACTTGATCTTGTTTGTTTAAATGAAGGTCTTAGTTCTGAACGATCAGAGTCAATAGCAATATAAAATTTAGGATCATTTGTATTTGATAAATCAAATCCTTTAAATGGATCAACAAAAATACCATTTTGGAATCTATTTTGACCTGTTACATCGCTTCTTACTAATTGTTTAGCAGCTGAAGTTTCAAGGAGAGATAAAGAAGTGTAATACTCAAGATTTTCAATTCTTTTTTGAAGGGTCCCAATGTCCTTCATAGTAAATCTTCTGTTCTGCATCAATGTAGAAGTAATAGCATAATCATATCTTTTAGCTATTCTAGCTTGATATGTTGGAAGAGAAGGATATGGAGGTATATTAACAATACCAAGAGTCATAGTTCCAGCAATTTCCTGTGGCGGTTTTGGGTTATTAACAACAGGAATACCTTCATTAATTAAAAGTTTACCATTCGTATCAACTGAAACACGATCAACTCTCTGTAAATAATATTCTAGATCAGTTTGAAATACTGAATCTGGAACTGGAACATATGGATTTGAGTTAAAAACTAATGTTGAAGATGGATTGATTGATGCTGCAGCAATAGAGGTTGCGTTAGCAGCTGTATTTGAAGCGAATGGTCTAAAATCAACGCAATCTCTTAAATCAAATACTGTTCCTTTAGAAGTTGTAAATAAAGGAATTTGTTCTGTTGTGATAGCATTGTTGTTAGCAGCACCATTAATATCATCAATTGGATAAGAATTTGCTGTGAAGAACCCACGACCATTTGTTTGATCATAATTAAAATAAGATAACTTAACTAATATAGTTGAATTGGCGTTCAACATAGAAGATGCAACTGAACCGCTTTTTACTTTTAAATTAGCTAATTCATAATGCGTATCTCTTTGGCCATTATCTAATGTGAAACTTGCAGAATGATTTGTTACAGTATCATCATATGTTGTTCCAGTATTCAACCAAACGCCATCGATACTTAAAACGTCTGGTAATCCTAATGACCATGGACCAGTAAATCCACCATCATTGACATTACATTTAATTTTAACATAAACATTTTTGTTAACAACTTTATTAACAGGAACAGTGTTTGTTCTATCTACATTCGTATAAATGTCAGCATTAAATGTAGTATCTAAATTAGAACCTAATATTAAAGTAGCTGATGTCGAAGTATTAATTATAATAGAACGATTATTTCTGCCACCGAATGGAATAGAATATCCTGGTAGAAAAGATAAGGAGTGGTTAGAAGAAGCGTTAGTTGAATTGAAATTTAACTCCGCTGTCATAGAAGTATTATTAGCTATACTAATAATTAATTTGCTTTCACCATTAACATCAATATAATCGCCAATATTATATTCTGATAAAAATGAAGTTGTAGAACCTGTAATAATTGAGTTACCAGAACTTACAGAAACTGTACCAGATAAATTTGCACTATAACCCTGCGATGTTGCAACTACAATAAATTCTTTTTGCTCTGAAGAAGAAAGAGCGCCTGAATAAGGTAAAACTTCTGAACCAGTACCAATAGCAGGTGGAACTGAAATTGTACCATTACCACTAGAGTTAAATGCTGTCGTAAGTTTTTTTCTATAAACAAAACTTGTATTATTAAACCCATCTGTCTTAATAGCTCTTTGACCGAATGGAAAAATCATAGTATTAAGATATGTGTCTTGTAAATTTGCAACATTAGCTGCAGATGCCGCATTATAAGAAAGAACTACGTCAGAAACACCTTTAGTTACTCCATCGTAATAAACAATACTTTTTACATCTGCAAATTTTTGACCTGGATCCATAACAATATTAAACAAATACAAACGATATTGACAAGTAGCAGTTCCAATCACACCATCATCATAAGAAAATCCTCTTACATAAGCAGTACCAATTCTAGTTCCTGATGTGTGTTGAATATTTAACAAATTACCATTAGTAACTGCAGTTTGTGTTGTATTATGTAATTCTACTTCAATTATAGAACTTGAATCACCAAACTCTCCAGCAAATTCATTAACATAAACATAATAACCAAAATTAGTTGTTACAATTTGATTAGAAATAGCGTTATAATCTAAAGCTTTTCTTAAATTTAAAACTGTATTATCTAGATACTCTACGCGATAACCTTTAACATAACCCAAACCTTTTCCAACAATAAGGTTAACATTGTTAGCATATAATGGATCAGAAATATCTTTTTGGTTAGTTGTTATAATAAAAGGGGATGCAACAAAGTCGCCATTTGTTTCAAATGTACGACGAGCCATTTCAGCTCCAATTGAAGAATATTCAGCTGTTTGTCTTAGTGTAACAACAGCTCCATTTTTAAAATCTGCAAGAGAAAAGAAAGAATTTCCACTTGCTGCAACAGAAGTTTCTTTAACAACTAATTGCGGAACAATTTTTAATCTATCTGCGCCAGGGGCTGAATAATTTGGACTTCCTGCTGCGTTATCATAAAGAGCAGAATTTGCTTGAGCTGTTTCAATAGATTCAAATGCATCAAAACCAACTGAAAGATTATCTGGTTTATTCGTATATGGAGATACTACAACAGTTTGAGGCTCAACATAAAGGAAAATTCCTTTTTTGAAAATAATACCAGCAGTTGTAGCCATCAAATATGAAAAACCAGTTGAGTTACCAACACTTATATTTGTAGCATTAGCAGCTACTAAAACTGTACCAATTGAAACATTAGCTGATGTTTTAATGGTTAAAGATTCATTAGTATCAAATGTAGATTGTTGATCACCATTAGCATATAAAGCTGAATTTAAATATTTAACAAAAAGAGTTTTAGTATTTGGAGCTTGAGAAATGTATCCTTCTTTTGTATCTATAATAATAGCTTCTAAACCATTACCATTAACAACATACTGATTGAGGAAATCAGATGTAGTGAATGTGGTGCCATTAGAAAAAGTATCTGCTAACTTTATATAAGAAACAGCGCTATCAAAAGTAAATGTACAACCTTCGATAATAGAACCGTCTTTGTAAATATTTCTACCAAATCGATTAATTTGATTTTGTAAAATGGACTGAAGCTGATTAAGCTCTCTGGTCTGCACAGCCGTAGCTGGTTTAAACAAAACTTTATATTGATCTGAGGTATCTACATAATCATCAAAGTAAGGGCTGATATTCAAATTTGTATCAAGTATCGTATTATTTGCCATTATTTCCTCTAAAATTTGATAATTATTTTAACCTGTTCGGTCGAATCTGGTGTTTTTGTAAATGGTTCTAAATTTTCAAAATATATAACCTTACCACTTTCCCTAACAAATTCAGGTAGTACAATAGAATTTTCTAAACTAGCATAACCGCTCGCACCAGAAATATCACCGATAATATTTTTTGTTTGGTTTACTGTAAATACACCATTAAAAGGAGTTGTGTTAGGTCCAGAAATATAATTTACATCGTTTATTAATAAAACACTATACACATTATTTATAGTAGTAATTTTAGATCCACCAACATTTTGAATTGTATCAAGAGGATTAAATGGTCTGTTTGTCGTTTCATTAAATCCATCAGTTGATACAGCAGAAAGTTTAATATAATTAATGCTATTATTTACATAAGTTATAATAGCATTGGCGCCTGTAGTTGTATTAAGAAGAACCTCGCCAAGAGTAAAATTGGTTGTATCATTATACACCAAATCAAGCTCATCAGATGTACTAATAACTCTACCTGTTGCAAAAGATTCTTCTTGTGTAACATATTCAAATTTAGAATATGGTTTTGTATTAGAGGTTAGCGTTATTCTTGATGTTTGGTTAATTCTTTCACCAAATGTATAAGACGAATTAACAGTACCATTAGAAGTGTATATTGCACTAATAGTAGCATATGCATTAGTTGAAGGTTCATAAACAGAATCACCAACAGCAAAAGCCCCAAGAGCATCGGTTAATCTTATTTCTGTATTAGATAAAATTTGATTAATATTTCCAGTACCGCCAGGAATAATTTCAGAAATAGCTGCTACATTAGAAGACAACGTAAAATATTTAATATCTGCAGCAACACAATTAGCAGTTGCTAATGAAATTAATCCGTAGATATTATCGCCTGCAGTATTAGATAAAAATGTTCCTTTTGTATTTTTTAATTGAATAGATGTACTATTTGAAAAAACAATAACACCAGCTGCATTCGTAGTTGGCTGAACTACAATTTCATTTAATTCAAATGTATTGTTAACATTAGATAATATTAAATCAATTCTATCAAATTTTTCAAGATCAAATATAACATCTTTAATTAAAGGATTTTTAATAATTCCAACATTTCTATAAGAACCATAAATCGGCAATTTATAATAATCATTTTGAGCTGTATCAAATTTTTTTGATAAACCACAATAAATTGAACCAAGTTCAGAATAAGCATCACTACCATGACCATTGACTGGGCTTAATTGTGGCATAACAACAGCATTAGAACCATACAAAGTATTAGATGTTATTGTAACATTAGCTTTAGTATAATTTTGTCCACCATTAATAAGGACCAAGGAAGTTATACTTCTTGATGGATTATTAGAACTTAAATCTACTGTAGAATAAGCAAGAGCACCATTACCATCTCCTGTTATGTTTACAGATGGAGAAATAATATATTCTGTTAATTCTCCAGGAGAAGAATATTTTGAAACCAACATAGCATTACCAACAGGAGATCCAGAGCTAGTTTTAACATCAATTTTTGCGCCTGGTAAAAAACCACCATAAATTGTTTCTACAGTAATGTTTGGATATGTATCAATACTATCAATATGAGCTTTGACCTGTGATGTTGTACCAACAACATATAAAT